GTACAGACCGTCGCAGGACTCGACTAGCGATGTGATCGTCACCCCGACGACGAAGACGGCGAGAAGGGTCAGAGCCAGGAACACGAACGGCTCAAGGAAGTCATTCTCGGACGTGCCGGTAACTGCGGGGATCTTCAAATTTCCTCCAGGTACTCGATTGTTGACATGTGTACACCCTACACGACGGAGCGTTTACCGTCAAGATGGTATCGTAGAAGCATCGTTACTGACTAGGCGAGGCAGGCTAATGGCCCTGGATTTCATCAGCCCTTCCATGAGGGCCGCAGGCTCTGACCTGACCATCTCCGTGTCGCCCCTCGGCTTGATCGAGCTGAGCGATGAAGAATTTGAAGTTCACGGCCCCCGTCTTACCAGGTACGCGAACGCAGCAGCGTTTTACTTGGGCCATCACTGGGCGTACAGGAGGCCGCCGGGCGAGCCTCAGGTCACCATGAACTACGTGGCCGCGTTCTCAGACTACCTCACAAACTTCACCTTCGGCAAGACCGTGATGTTCCAGGTCGACCCGATGTTCACCCACATCACGCCCGCGCTGCTGGACCGCATCTGGGATCAGGACAACTCCAAGGACGAGTTGATGTGGGGGATCGGCAACCTCGGGTCAGTGTACGGGGACGCATTCGTCAAGGTCGCGTACGAGCCCGCGTGGGAGAACACGGCAACCGGGGAGATCGAGCGAGGACGGGTCCGCATCCTCCCGATGAACCCGTCATTCTGCCTGCCTGATGACACAGAGATCCTGACTCGGCGCGGCTGGCTCACCTACGACCAGTTGACGACCGAGGACGAAGCCGCGTCGATGGACCCGGCGACGCACAAGATCGTGTGGTCGCCGGTTGAGCATGTCAATGTCTTCGACTGGGATGGCCCTCTGGCCAAGTGGCAGAACGAGCGCTTCGACGTTATGAGCACACCTGATCACCGCTGGCTCTACCGCGACGGCCGGGGCAAGGAGAAGATCCTCCGAACTCACGAACTGCATGACCTCAAGCACAACGGCGGCCGACTGGTTGTCGGCGGCGGCGAGTCTCACCTGTTCGCTGAGGAAGCGACGTACGACGACAACCTGGTCCGCCTCGCGGGCTGGTTCGTTACCGAGGGGCACTGGCATGAGAATGGTGCCCCGATGCTCACCCAGTCATCTGAGGTCTACCCCGAGAACGCGGCCGAGATTGCCGCGCTGCTCTACCGGTGGAACGCCTCGCACTACGTGTACGAGGGCAAGGCGGACCAGTGGTACGCGCCAAACCTTCGACGCATGATGCTGGAGATGGTCGGCCCGGACAAGCGGTTCGGGATCGAGTTCCTCAAGAAGCTCACCGTCGAGCAGGCAGAGATCCTGTTCGAAACCCTGATCAAGGGTGACGGCAATGTCCGCAGGGACACCAACACGACGACGTTTGCGCAGTCTGATCCGGGCCGCGTGGACGACTTCCAGACGCTCTGCATGATGCTCGGCAAGCGCACGAACGTCCGCTGGCGTCAGCGCGAGATCGGGCGACCGACCGCCGACATCACGGTCTATGGCAACGACACCGTGAACCTGACGAACCTGGAGCGCACAGAGGAGCAGTACACCGGCAAGGTGTGGTGCCCGACCACCGGAACGGGAATGTGGATCGCCCGGCGCAAGGGCACCACGTTCCACACGGGCAATTGCTTCCCCGAGTGGCACCCGCATGACAAGGACCGGCTGATCAGGTTCAAGCTCAAGTACAGGTTCTGGTCGACTGCGCCCGAGGGCACCCGCATGGTCAACACCTACGTCGAGATCCTGACCGATCAGTACATCGAGGAGTACATCAACGACGAGCTTATCGACCGCAGGCCCAACCCTCTCGGCTTCATCCCGATCGCGCACATCGCGAACAAGCCAGTCGCAGCGTCACCGTGGGGGCTGTCCGACGTTCAGGACGTCATCCCGCTTAACCGCACGTACAACGAACTCGCCACTGACATCCTCGACATCATCAACTACCACGTCGCTCCCGTGACCATCATCACCGGCTCCAAGGCTTCGAACCTTGAGATGGGCGCTAACAAGGTGTGGGCTCTGCCCAACAAGGACGCCCGCGTGGAGAACCTGTCGGGCGGCGCTGACGGGCTAGCGCCCGCTATCCAGTTCATGGACATCCTCAAGCTGTCGATGCACGAGCTGATGGGAGTGCCCCAGAACGCTATGGGAGCTGAGCAGCAGATCAGCAACACGTCGGGCGTGGCCCTGGCTATCCAGTACATGCCGACGATGCTCAAGTACAACCTCAAGAAGATCCAGTACGGCAACGGCATCAAGAAGATCAGCCAGATGGCGCTCAAGACGCTGCTGTTCTTCGAGCCCGACCAGGCTGTGTACAACCCCGACACTGACGGCATCATGCAGGACGGGCAGCCTCCGATGATCGACTGGATGGACCCTGCCGTATACCAGATCAAGACCCTGTTCCCGCCGCCTCTGCCGCAGGACCAGCTCGTGGTTCTCAACGAGATCATGACCGAGCTGGAGCTGGGACTTGAGTCGAAGCAGGGAGCTCTGCGCAAGCTCGGAGAGCAGTTCCCTGACGAGAAGCTCCAGGAGCTGTTCACAGAGCAGCTACAGGACACCAAGATGGCCGGTGCCCAGCGCATCCTCGATGCCCAGATCAACGCAGCCATCATGGCCCTGACCGGGATCGTCCCCGAGGGAGCGGGCACCCCTGTGGGTGACGCTTCGACCGAGGAGACGACCACGACCAAGGCTGACGGCACCAAGCAGACCAAGACCAAGGAGACCACGCCCACAACCGGGCTGAGCTCTCAGATGGCCGGGGTGGGTGACATCGCGGGCATGGTCCAGGGATCTCAGGGACAGCTCATGACAGATCTGGTAACCCAGGCGTTCGGCACCAAGCTGCCCCAGCGCAGGCTGCCGTCGAGCAACGATAACGAGCCGGGATACGGCTAATACCTGACAGTGGCCCCGATACAACATCGGGGCCGCTTCAGCTAACATGGAGTCAACCGTACATAGGAGAAGACAAGTGGCTAAGGACGAAACAACCGACCCTGGAACTGAGGGCGCACCCGCTGGAACCGATAGGTTCTTCAGCAAGGAGCAGGTTGACGAGATGCTCAACAAGGCTCGCGAGCAGGAGAAGAACAAGCTGTACCCGACCATCGAGTCGACTGACGCCCGCGCCAAGGCGCTGGAGGCAGAGCTCAAGGAGCTCCGCAAGACCGTCAAGGGGGTAGAGCAGCTCGAAGCCGACCGCCAGAAGGCGATCGAGGAGGCAGCTCGCATCAAGCAGGAATCCGAGATGAGCGCCAAGGACTTCGCGGAGAAGGTACGCCGTGAGTCCGAGGACAAGATCATGCGCCTCCAGGCCCAGACCGAGCAGGAGCGCGCACTCATGCGCAAGGAGCTGGAGTTCATGCAGCTCCAGGGTCACACCCAGCGCAGGGTGGCAGAGGAGCGCGATAACATCGCCCCCGAGCTGCTCGACTTCATCGGCGGCAACACGGTCGAGGAGGTCGAGGCGTCTATCCAGGTTGTCAAGGACAAGTCCGCCCAGATCCTCGCTTCCATCACCGCCGCCCGTACCGCGCAGAGGACCCAGCAGCCGGGCGTAGCGCCAGCTTCGGGCTCAGCCGGTATCTCACAGCTTGACCAGCCGGGTGACCGCCAGCTAGGCGCAGCCGACATCAAGGGCATGTCAATGGCTGAGTTCGCTCAGCTTCGCAAGAAGATCGGAATGCCCTCGGGCTCCGGTCGCGGCTTGTTCGATTAACCGAGGGGCAGCGCCTACTAACAGTGCTGAGTTTTGGACTATACTCAGATTGTTGGCACGACCGAGCAGGCGCTGCCTCACACCAAACGTAAGGAATACGCATGGCAGGATCAGCGATCACCGGTACGGGCTTCCTGGCGGGTTCGCCTAGCGCGTACAGCGGTGCCAACTCCCAGCTCTCACCAGCCGTCCAGGAGCTGTGGAGCAAGGAGATCCTCTTCATGGCGATGCCGACACTGCGCTTCGAGCAGTTCGCCGTCAAGAAGACGGAGCTCGGCGTTCAGCCGGGGCTTACGATTCACTTCATGAGGTACAACAACCTCCCCGCAGCGTCTCAGCTCGTTGAAGGCGTCCGCATGGAGGCCGTGGCCCTCACCGCGAGCCAGTTCGACATCAGCGTGGCTGAGCAGGGCTTCGCAGTAGCGGTTACCGAGCTGCTGCTCAACGCTTCCTTCGATGACGTCATGGCCTCGGCCGCGCGTCTCCTCGGCAGGAACATGGCCCTGTACCTCGACGGGTCGGCTCGTGACACCCTGCGTCAGGCAACGTCCCTGATCTTCGGCTACAACAAGCCCGCTCTCGCCAGCGCGCAGCGTTCACCTCTGAGCCCGTATGACCACGGTGTCCCCGCAACGGGCGCTGCTGGTACCGGAGCAGGAACCTACACCGGCCTGGCGGCGGGAAACTACGCCATGACCGCTGCGGTCACCAAGGACGTCGCGGAGACCCTCGCCACCAAGAACGTCCCGAGGCTGGGAGACAGCTACGTCGGCTTCGTTCACCCGCACCAGAGCCGGCAGCTCAGGGACGACTCCGAGTGGATTGAAGTAACCAAGTACGCCGCCCCCGGCAACTTCATGCTCGGTGAGATCGGCCGTATCAACGACATCGTGTTCATCGAGACGACCCAGGTGTGGAACGACCTCGTGCCGAACGCTTACCCGGCTGTCACAGGCGGCAACACCAACCTGTACTACGACGCGATCTTCATCGGAGACAACGCGTTCGGTCACGCGATCTCGCTCCCCGTCGAGCTCCGCGATGCGGGTATCCTCGACTTCGGCCGTGAGCACGGACTGGCTTGGTACTCGATCTGGGGCCTCGGACTCATTACCGACCAGAGCGTGGTCGTGGCTCGCACGAACTAAGTTCTTCTTACAAGAAGAACTCTACCCCAACAGTGCTTTTATGTCAAGCCCCGGCCCGTGAGGACCGGGGCTTGTCGTTACCTTCCGAAGCCGTTATGGACGAAGCACAGCCCCCACCAGTTGGCGCACCAGGCGTTATCGCAGTGCCCGCCCTTGTTGGTGTGAACGCACTTCTTGGAAGTACACTCCGATAGATCAGCCATGTCAGTTCCTCTTCTTTCTCCACCTAGTCTGAACCTCGCCGCATGTGGCGTCGAGGCAGTGGCGCTCTCGCATCTCCTGCCCGTTTCCTGCATCCTGCCAGGGTGACCAGCGTGACCATACGTGCTTGGTCACTTGCCCTCCTTCTTCCAGTTTGGATGAGCTACCTTGACGTGCTGTGACAGCAGGATCAAGAGCCAGAATGGCTGCCCGCATACCGGGCAAGTGTAAGGGGTCACTTGTATACCCACCCTCCGCAGCACGCGCACTCACCTTGGTCCTTCTTGCAGATGCACCCGCAGACCTTGCAGCCCCCGGAATGGTTGCACCCGCATACGCACTTCTCGGGCTTCTTCACGGATTCTTCTTCCCGGAGTCCTTCTTGGCCTTGATCCTGGCGATCAGCGCCTCCTGCGCCTTCCTCTGGCGTGCCACTACGGCTTCCGCCTCGATCCTCGCCAGACGCAGAGCTTCCTTCGCAGCCGCCTTATCGGCGATGGCCTGCACTGCCTTAATCAGTGCGGCCAGATCCTTGTTTTCCTTCGCCATGCCTACTCCACTTCAGTGTGCCCCGGGCACCAGCATGTCAGCCCGGAGTGCGGGTCCTGCCAGTAATGGGGTTCTTCGTGAGTCTCCGGGTCGTTGCAGACCATTGTGTGAGGCGGGTTTCCAGGTCCCATGTCACTCCTCCGGGGGATTCTTGCCCTGCGGCTTGAAAGGGCCGCCCGGGCACCACAGCCGAACTATAGCGGGCCGTCCGTGAATCTTGCCCGGCCTGCGGTAGTGGTGCCCGGGATGGTCGTCCTTCTTGCCGCAGTGCCACGTGTTAATCCTCGGCATTGTAGCCCTAGCCCATGAAGTGCTGGTGGCGGTCGTTCTTGTGGTCGAACCACCCGCAATTGTCACAATGGAGGACCCTCCAGCCCATGCCCATGTCAGAAGACACCATGTGGTGCCTCTTTGAATCGGTATGCGGGCAGTAGTGCTTGCTGGAGCCATTCCGAATGTTGTGGACAGCCTTGTCAAATGCCTTCTTTGCGAGGGCCTTAGAGATGTCTCCTGCGATACCCATGTTTATCCTGCCTTTACGTTGGATGACTTTTCATCGCAGCCGGGGAACTGGCACTCGAAGAAGTTGCTGACGTACTTCCTCCCCTTGACCCAGTTCACCGACCGGTGGACCTGCTTCATGTCGTGCGGAGGATGCGCAGGGGTCTTGTCAACCTTGCCGCCCCTCTTGCCCGCACCTTCCTTCTTGCCGCCTCGCTGAATTGTCATGATTGCTCCTCGATTGTCTTCGGCATTAGCGCCTCTTGCGGTGACTTGTCGGTGCTGGGCCTGCGTCAGGCCAGCAACACGCGTGACAGCCCTTGTCGTGGTCGGGCTTGTGAATGGCACCGAAGCCAGGAACCTTGCTCTGGCTCTTGCACGGACTGCCGGGCTTGTCAACCCTGTCGCACTTGCCTGCCTTAGCGCAGTTGCGCTCGGTCTTGGCCATTAGGCCACGCGACCGCAAGCGCAGTGGTGGAATCCAGTGTGAGGGACTCCGGGGACGATCTTGACCTTGCACTTGTGCTTCGTGTGCGCGTCATTCTCGTACTTCTTGTCCCAAGTGTGACCGCAGGGGACCTTCTTCTGGCCCTCGGTGTTTTCGTTTGCCATAAGAGAAGACTACACCGTCTGTCCTACGTTGTCAAGAGTCGATAAAGGCCCCTAGACACTATATCTAGGGGCCTCGATACTACCTGGTACTAGTTGCGGGTCCGACGCCTCAGGTACAGCATCGCGCCCGATGCGCCGAGCAGGACGATGATCCCCCCGACGATGGCGTACAGCGTGTAGGAGGTGCCCGAGCCCGAGGCCGAGGTTGTGGTCACGGGAAGGGTCACAGGGGTGGACACAGTGGCGACCGGGACAGCCTTGGACTTCGCCTTTGGCTTGGACTTCGCCTTGACGGCCACCGTTGCAGCGCCGGTACGCGGGACAGGCGTGTTCCCCCAGTCGACGGTCTTGGTGCCGTCCGGGGCGACATTGGTGACCAGAAGGGAGTACGAGTCCATGGTGAACGAGCCAGCGGTCATCTCGGCACCGCCGTCGACAGCAGCCCAGTAGTAGTCGGACGGGCTGAGCCCGAGGTAGGCCAGGGCCTTGTCGACGTACTCGCTGATGTTGACTTCGGCCAGAGATCCCACGCCGTAGAACAGCCTGTCATAGCCGGGATTCGACTCGAATGACACACTGCCGGGCTGGAGCAGGATCTCGACGGTCTTCGGGTTGGCCTCAAGGCTCGCCGCCGTGGTGTCCTCGTTCTCGCTGCCCGCCGGGGACAGCCACACGTCCCAGCCTGCCCGGCCGCTGAAGTCTGAGCTGACGTTGTACGTCATGCTCCCCGTCATCTCCACGGCCGAGCTGACCAGCAGAGGCATCTTGTACACGTACTTGCCGTACGACCCTGCCTGAGATGTCGAGTTCGCGCCGTGAGAGTACCCGTCAACCAGGTACGAATCCTGCCACTCGGCACCGAATCGGGGGTTCCACGTCTCCGTGAAGTGGTCAGTACCAGGGGTGTAGGACACGTTGGCCCCGTCGTTGGCCAGGATGTAGTCGGGCACCGTGTTGGTGCTCGCCCATCCTCCTGCC